TAAAGGATATTCTATTGATTTAGAAACGGATTTAATTCCAAAATTACAAATATTAAAAACTGAATGTGATGCTTTACCTATTGAGGATATTGCATTTAACTTTTCAGTAAGAGTATACGAAGACTATTTAACAAGTCTATTGCCATTGGTTATGGAAAAGGGTATGCCAATATACGGTAGAGCCTCAGCCTATCATAACCATCTTATCAAAAAGACAAAAAGCGAAAAATATTCATTAATTCGTAGCGGTTCTAAAATTAAATTCTACTATGCCTCGCCGAACGAACACAATTTTGATATTTTTGCATATTCACCAGGCTCATTTCCAATTGAATTTGCCGTGCCACTTGACCGTGAACAACAATTTTTTAGACTAATTATTGAACCTATTAATAAATTACTGGTTGCAATGGGCTATCCGGAATTAACCGCAATCCTAACTCGAAAAGTTGAAATAATTAAAACCCGGAGCCGAACTAAAGAGTTTACAACTGAAGAGACCTATCCGCTATATTCAGTAAACTCAGAATCGTTGGAGTATTGTGAAATTCCAGAAATATGCCAAGAATATATTGAATCATCTGATAAAAAAGTACCAACTGAACTATTCGTAGTCTATATTTCTTCTATTTCTAAATATGGTTTAAATACGGTAATTGTTCCAAAGCACGAGCTTCATAAATACCGAGAGCGCATTGCCAAGAAAAAAGGCATTAAAATTGAAAAGCCTCAAGATAATACTGTTGCACCAAAGTCAAAAAAGAAGGCTGATTTAAAACAAACTCAAATTTCGTTTTAACCAAATGAAGCGCGAAGAGCTTATATATTTTGTTACAACACTATTACGCAAAAGATTTCATGATAATTTTGAAAAACAAAAGGTTGATAATGATACTGATCGTAAATTAAATTTTGCATGTCCAATCTGTGGAGACTCTGAGAAAAAATCATCTAAAAAACGCGGTAATCTATATTTAGATACTGGAGCATATAAGTGCTTTAACGATGGCTGCATGGCCTATATGACGCTTGGCGAATTTGTTGCCAAAATGAGTAAAGATCATGGTATTATGCTGCCGAGCTTTGTGCTTGATGTTGAATATAAACCAGTTAAAAAAGCCAGAGACGACAATCAATTAGTCAGGTTTATAACCTCTGATACCAGTGAGCTGGTTAAAATATCTGATATAATTAACCGGTTTGGGCTTAAGAGGCTTGACCAGTTAGAAACTGAGTCCCGTGCCCTGACCTATATTACTGGCCGAGACCTGGCTCTAATTGAAGAATACGGAGACTATCTCTATTCAGACTCAGCTGACAATAAAATTTATATTTTTAATTTTGATAGGCGATCAGGCCGAGTCTTGGGATTTTCAATGAGAAGCCTTGACCCAAATTCTGATCGTAAATATATTATTAAAACCTATACTGATCTTGCTGGAATTTTTAGTCAAAAGGGTCTTAATAAACAGGTAATTGAAGATGCAAACTTTTTAAATAATTACTTTAATATTTTAAATATTGATTTCTCTAAACCTATTCTATTGGCTGAGGGTCAATTTGACTCACTATTATTAGATAATTGTATTGCCACCTCTGGAGTTTCAAAAGCAAAGAGTATTATGTCTAATCTTGGAGCAAAGAGTGGAATAAAAATTATATTTGATAAAGACAAGGCTGGCCGTACCCAGATGATGCAGTTTATAAAGCAGGGTTATTCAATATTCCTATGGAATAAAGCAATAAGCGAATTAAAGCCGTTATGCCAGAACTCATCTGAATTCATTAGGCTAACTCAGATAAAAGATATTAACGACCTGTTTTCATTTTTACGAAAGTCAAACCCTGACTATTCATTGGCAACATTTAACAAATGGATTAATACAAACTTTAGTGAATCGGTTTATGATATGGTTTATCTATAAATAACTATATGAAACCTAAAGAGTCAAAAAGTATTAAAACGTTTTTAAAACCGCGAGCTGGCGCAATCAAGCAGGGCTATTTTAAACCAGCTCACCCTGACAAATATATTGGAGATATTTCTCAAATTATTTTTAGAAGTTCTTGGGAATTTAAGTTCCTAAAATGGTGTGATTTAAGCCCAACCATTATTCAATATTCTTCTGAACCGGTTGGAATCAGCTACTACAGTCCACTTGATAAAAGAGGTCACACGTATTATGTAGATTTCTATATTGTTACTCGAGATGCAGATGGTAATGATCAAAAGTGGCTAATTGAGGTTAAACCCGATAAGTACGTTAAGGCTCCAGTTGTGCCGAAGCGAATGACTGATAAACAAACTGCAAATTACGTATATGCAGCAAAGCAGTTTATTGTAAATAAAGCTAAGTTTGAGGCCGCTAAGGATTTTGCAATTCACAGAGGTATGAAATTTGGAATAATCACTGAAAACTTTTTGTTTAAGTCAATATAAAATAGGTAAATGCAGTTAGCTAAATTAAAAGAATTTATAAAAGACGGTCAAATTCCAGAGTTTAGCTCATTTGGTGCAAATAACTATTTAGAAGATGTTTCAATTGCAGTAGATCACCGGACCTGTCTGAGCGGCCACGTCTACACGTTTAAGTCAATAAGTCAAATTGGAGTAACTCTGCCAGTTGATGAGTGGTTTGAAACCAGTAAATCTGACTATTTAGATAAACAGCCTATTTTTATATCGTTAGGTCAGGAAGGGCCTATGGAAATTGGTCTTAATTTAAAAGTGATGCCTACTCGACTTACTGAAGAATTGGTTAGATCCTATCTTAAAATCATAACCCCAATGTTGGATAAAATAGTTAATTTAGATGGAAATTTCATTGATTTGGCAGAGCGAATTAAACTACCTGCAAACTATTCACTATCTAGACTCGTTAATCGAGACTTTTTTAGTAAATATGAATACTTTATTGATAAATATAGAAGAGAGGATATGAGTTACTTAACTTTAATTGACTGGCCGGATGTTCCGAAGTTAACTAAGATTAATTATTCAAATAATATAATAAGAAAACTTTAAATAATAATAATATATGGCAGGATTTTTAGATGCAAACCCAATCAAGTCTCTTAGATCACGACTTAGTGAACTTGGAAATTATGGTATGAGATATAATGATCTCTTAATTAAAAATTCACAAGCAATTGGATTTATTGAAGGTCAAATGGGTGGAACTGGTTCCGGTATGGAAAACGATCTTATGCGAGCAACCCTTGCCCTATCTGATACCACAAGTTCATTAAAAACAAAATCAATTGCGTTTTTTCAAATGGACTATGTATCAAAGCGTGAAAGGCTAAGAGATATTGCCTCAAATGGAGAAATTGAATTTATTATTGAGACCATTGCGGATGACTCTATTGTATTTGATCAAGACAATCGTTTTTGTTATGCAAATGACCTGGTTGGAGAATTAAACTATAGCGGTTCAAATAAAGCACAAAGACTACAGTTTCAGGAACGAGTGATGGAGAAGTATTCTAATAATTTTCAAAAAATATACAGTAAATGGGGCTTTGATCAAGGAATTTCTGGATGGCAATATTTTTATCAATTTTTAATTGAAGGCCATTTGGCATTTGAAATAATTTATGATGATCTAGTTAATCCAAAAGAAATAATTGGATTTAAAGAATTGGATCCATCTACTCTATATCCAGAAATGAAGAATGGAGCAGGCGGAAAAATTGAATTACAGTGGTCTCAACGTGATCCCATCTCTAAGTCAGTTAAAACCTTAACTGATTCGCAAATAATCTATATTTCGTATTCTAATCATATGCGAACCAAGCGGGTTAGTTTTGTTGAGCGGTTGGTTAGGTCATTTAACTTATTAAGAATTCTAGAACACTCAAAGATTATTTGGCACACAATGCATGCCCCTATTCGATTAGTAACAACCGTTCCGATTGGAACAAAGTCAATGCAGAAAGCAAAAGAGGATGTTAGAGAATTTACAAACTCATTAAAAGAAGACATTTATTTTGATGGATCATCTGGCGAACTTAAAATTGATGGAAAACCAAATATCCTATTCTATAAAAACTATGTAGTTCCGTCAAACGGCGAGCAAGGAAAGGTTGATATTGCTGCACTAGAATATCAAGGCCCTAATTTATCAGGCTCAGAATTATTAAAATACTTTAATCAAAAACTTCAAATGGACTCAAAAATTCCAGGTTCAAGGTTTGCGGAAGGAGGCGGTGCATTTACCTTAACTACTGAAGGTATTAGTCGTGAAGAGATTAGATATAATAAATTTATACAACGATTACGATCTGCCTATAAAGAGTTATTAACAAAACCTCTTTATCTACAAATGTGCCTAGATATAAAAGAGCTTAGAAATGATCCTAAGTTTCCAAATGCAGTTGGTTTAAAATGGCATAATGATAATGTTTTTGAAGAGATTAAGGAGCAAGATCTTATTAACAAACGTATTGCAACAGTTAATGCACTTAAGGCCGTTGCAAATGATGATAAGACTCCATATTTCTCTACTGAATATTTAATTAAAGAACACATGAAACTTAGCGATGAAGCTATTCAAAAGAATAAAGACTATTTAGCAAGTTATGGAGCTGCGGCTGAAGCTGCTGAAGCCTCTGGCGGAGAATCTGGTGGAGGTAAGGGTGGAGCTGCTCCTGCTGCTGCAACTGGAGAGCCTGGTGAATTTAAGACAGAGTTGGGAGCAAAGGGTCAATTATAGTTAATCCGAATATAGTGCAGCAAATGCTCTAACT